CCAATGTCAAAAGGAATTTTCCAATTTGATATGTGGGGAGTTGAGTCTTCTGATTTGAGTTTAGATTGGGAAACATTGAAAAAAGATGTTCAAGAATATGGTGTTTGTAATTCATTGTTTACCGCTCAGATGCCAGTTGCGTCATCTGCCAAGATTACAGGGTCTTTCGAGATGACTGAACCTGCTCACTCAGCACTCTTCAACCGAAGAGTTGTTGGTGGGGAAATTATGATTGTGAACAAGTACTTAATTAATGACTTTGAAAAAATTGGTATTTGGTCTGAAGATTTGAAGAATGAAATTATTTTGAATGAAGGTTCAATACAAAATATTAACTTTAATCAATACCTCGATACTGAAGACAAAAACTACAACAAAAAAGTTAAAAGGATTGAACATCTAATTCCAAAATACAAAACAATTTGGGAGATATCACAGAGAGAGTTAATTGATATGGCAGCGGACAGAGCACCATTTATTGACCAATCTCAGTCAATGAACATCTATATGTCAAACCCTACATTGTCAAAAATCACATCGTCACACTTCCACTCTTGGGAAAAAGGGTTGAAAACATTATGTTACTATGTAAGAACTAAAGCAATTTCAACTGGAGCGAAACACTTAGCATTGGATATGTCAAAGGTACAAAAACCTAAACCAAACGTTGAAGTCCCTAAAGTAGATTATAGTAGTATGAATTTACCACCAAAACCTGAAGGAATTGAAATTGATTGTTTTGGTTGTTCTTCTTAATTAAATTAATTAATCCCGATATATTTCGGGATTTTTTATTTCGGGCTATTTATAAGGAAAAACAAGGGACTTATATTTATCTTTATGGCAAACGGAGTTACATATGGTATTAATTTTCCATTTAGGGATTCAAGACGAGGAGATTATTTAGAACTTACTCAATTAGCTGACCAACAGGTAAAGTCAGATTTAATTCATTTACTTCTAACCAGAAAGGGAAGTAGATATTATCTACCAAATTTTGGAACAAGATTATATGAATTTTTATTTGAACCTTTTGATGGATTAACGTTTGATGCAATTCAATCGGATATAAGAGATGCTGTTCAGACTTTTATGCCGAATCTTCTATTAAATCAAATAACAATAACACCAGCAGATCCTGAAGAAGAAGTCGATAGTATGATAGGAGAAAATACACTTGGTACAAGTGAATCACCAATCTATAGATTACCAGGTAAAGGAACCTCAGAATACACTGCAAAAATTAGAATAGATTATTCAAATAACAGATCAAGTTTTGCTCAAAGTGATTTTGTTATTATTAATATTTAATATAGATGGCAAATCGTAAAATTTCATATACAACCAGAGATTATCAGGGAATAAGAACTGAGTTACTTAATTATGTAAGGACTTACTATCCTGAACTTATCCAAGATTTTAATGACGCATCTGTATTCTCAGTCTTTTTAGATTTGAACGCTGCAGTTGCTGACAACCTACATTATCATATAGATAGAAGTATTCAAGAAACTGTACTTCAATACGCACAACAGAGGTCTTCAATATATAATATTGCCAGAACTTATGGTTTAAAATTACCAGGCCAGAGGCCGTCAGTTGCCTTAGTTGATTTTTCAATAACGGTACCTGTGTTTGGAGATAAAGAAGACGAGAGATATTTGGGAGTTTTGACAAGAGGTTCACAAGTTTCAGGTGCTGGTATTGTGTTTGAAAATATATATGACGTTGATTTTACCTCACCATACAATGCACAAGGTTTTCCAAACCGACTCAAAATTCCAAACCGTAATGCCAACAATGTCATAATCAATTATACTATTACTAAAAGAGAACTTGTTGTAAATGGAATCACAAAAGTTTTCAAACGAGTAATAACTCCAAATGATGTTAAACCATTTTTTGAATTGTTTTTACCTGAAAAAAATGTTTTGGGTATTACAAGTGTTTTGTTAAAAAGTGGTACTGAATATACAAACATACCTACTGTTGCAGAATTTTTAGGTTCATCTAATAAATGGTATGAAGTAGATGCATTAGCAGAAGACAGAGTATTCATCGAGGACCCTACTAAAGTTTCTGACCAACCTGGAATTAAGGTGGGAAGATATATCCAAACATCAAATAGATTCATTAGTGAATACACTCCTGAAGGGTTTAAGAAGTTGACATTTGGTGGAGGGACAAATACAGCTCAAGATGCCTTAGACCAATTTACAACTGTTGGGGCAACAATCGACTTACAAAGATATTCAAATAATTTATCTTTGGGTTCGGCTTTAATACCTAATTCAAGTTTATTTGTGCAATACAGAGTAGGTGGTGGATTGGGTACAAACTTAGGTACAAATGTAATCACACAAATAGGAACTGTTTCATTTTTTGTTAATGGACCTTCTGAGCTTACAAACTCTTCGGTAGTGAATTCTTTAAGATGTAATAACGTTACTGCTGCAATTGGTGGAGCGGGATTACCATCACTCGAAGAAATTAGAAACTATGTTTCGTTCAACTTTTCAGCACAGAAAAGAGCGGTGACGGTACAAGATTATGAATCGATTATTAGAAATATGCCTTCTGAGTTTGGTGCACCAGCCAAAGTATCAGTAACTGAAAATAATAATAAAATATTAATTCAGTTATTATCTTATGATACTTCAGGTAAGTTGACGAATATAGTTTCGAATACTTTGAGACAAAACATTGCAACATACCTTTCTAACTACAGAATGATGAATGATTACATATCAATTTTCACCGCTGAAGTGATTGATTTAAGTGTTGAAGTTCAAGTCGTATTAACTTCGGCACAAAATTCAGGACAAGTAATTACTGAAATAGTTGACAGAATTTCAACATATTTTAATCCTCAAGTCAGAGAATTGGGACAAAACGTTTATTTATCAGAGATACAAAGCATTGTTCAAAACCAAAGTGGTGTTCTAAGTGTTTCTTCAATCAAAGTTTTCAATAATGTTGGTGGTCAATATTCTTCAGCAGAAACTTCAATGGAATATTCAGATCCTGAAACGAAACAAATTGCACCAGTTAATTCAACAATTTTTGCACAACCTTCTCAAGTATATCAAATTAGATATCCAAATAAGGATATTAAAGTATCCGTAATTAATTTCCAATCTACAACATTATCGTAATAGGTTTATTATCTAATACTTTGGTCTATAATTTATGATGTGTGTATCAACTTTGAAAAATTGCACATAAAGTATTTATAAACTAAAGACAATAGATGGGTGATTCATATAGAATTAAGACCGAACTTGGTATTAACAAATCAATTAATGTACAATTAGACCAAGAGTTTGAGTTCTTAGAAATTTTATCTCTCAAGATACAACAAACAGATATCTACACAAGAAGTTGTGCTGAATATGGTGTCTTAGTTGGCCGAGTTACAGCAAACAACGGATTCGGATTACCGAATGCGAGAGTTTCAATATTCATTCCTATTGAACAAGTTGATGAATCAAATCCATTGATTACATCTATATATCCTTACAAATCTCCAAATGATAAAAATGAAGATGGGTATAGATATAATTTACTTCCCTACACTCCCTCATATTCAAAACATTCTGCAACAGGAACTTTACCATCGAGATCGGATGTATTGACTGGAGGAACTGCTGTTGAAATTTACGACAAGTATTATAGATTCACTACTAAAACTAATGATAGTGGTGATTATATGATTATGGGTGTCCCACTCGGGCAACAAACTATAGTCATGGACGTAGACCTTTCAGATATCGGTGAATTTTCATTAACTCCTCAAGATTTAATTAGAATTGGTTTAGCCACTGAGGCACAAGTTGCTGGAAATAAATTTAGGACATCGAGTGACTTAAATTCTTTACCACAAATAATTAATTTAGTTAAAAATGCGGAAATTTCTCCTTTGTGGGGAGACCCTGAAATATGTGACATATCAATTAATAGATTAGATTTTGACTTACGAGATGATGCAAATGTTGATATTCAACCAACATCAGTCTTTATGGGGTCAATTTTT